CATTGGCGGAATGAACATCGTTCTGGCCCCGCCTCCCGCCCAGCCCCTCAAAATCTCGGAAAAATGCCGATATTATGTTAAATTGGGGGAAATCCTAATAAAATCAATGTGTTACGCGCCGCGCAAGCGGCGCTCTGGTTGCGCCAAGTCTGCGTGGCTCTGAGCAGGGCCGATACGGGCCGCGCCCGCGCTCACTACCGACTGGTTTATCGCGCGCCTGACGGCCCACAGCGCCATCTCATGCGATCCCGTGCGCGACAGTAGGAACCCTATGGGGTCGGAAAAAGCCTGAGAGATCGGCCTGTGGCGCGACCCCCGTACACCCCTATATAGCGAGCGCGACGAGCGCGATAGCTATAGCAAGGTTTGGCGCACTCAGTATCCAAAAATGTGTATGCCTAATCTCACGGGTTTGACCTCGCCTTCAAATACCCACATCATGCGCTCTAACCACATTTGGGCAGATCCTGATGTCTATGTTACCGTTTCAAAATTCAAGATCCGCATTCTTTGGCTCACGTCAGCCATTGATGCAGCAGGCGATATTCCGCCCTCAGCCTGCGTTCTTGCCGCAGCAACCCCCACAATTCGGTCAGCTTCAAGGTAGCTCTGGGCCTACGCCCCCGTCTTTGGAAGAAGTGCTATCCCAGCGCGGCTTTGAGATGCCAACAATGCCGTCAGGTGTGCAAGATCAAATGATGAGGATGTTCAAAGACCCAGTTACAGGCGAAAACAGAACTGGTGGCGCACATGCTGCAAGCCACGCCGGATTACTAGGTGATTTTTACGGGCAAAACCCTGAAGCTTTGGAAATTGCAAAGCAGTACAACACCGACCCCACTCAATTTGGTGGCAAACCGGCCCCTACCAGATCGCTACAGCAACACATCATGCCGCCGATTGAAATGATTCAGCGACCCGGCGGTTCTGTAGGCTCTGTAAGTACCCCCGCAGATCTAGAGTCGGCAAGGCGACAGCCTGATTACGGTCAACAAGTTCAAGAAATGCAATCGATGATGCGCGAGATGATGCAGATGATCTCTGCGCTGAGTAACCGAGGCGGTTTCGGCGGAGGATACGGAGGCGGTTTTGGTGGTTACTCTCCGCGCCAGCAGATGATGTTTGGCGGTATCGGCTCAATCCCTATGTCTAGGGGCATGTTTTACTAGATAGGAACCCTGCCCACCCTATTTTTGCGGGATGAACAAAAACTCAGGCTCGGATGAGCAGGGTTTGATCGTGAAATCAGGGTAAAGGTAACCCCGCAAAAATTTTATTTCTATTTTTTTTTCGCCTAAACTCGCCTGATGGCAGATTCAAGAAACAAGGGTGCGACATTTGAGCGCGATATCGTGAAGCGCATCAATGCGTTTGCCGACGAACACGCCCTTGGCTTTACCTGCAAGCGTAACCTCGACCAATATCAAACCGCTGACCTTTGTGACATCCAGATTCCGCGTCACTCGATTGAGTGCAAGGCGTACAAATCTGGCTGGTGGTATGCACCAGCTTGGTGGGAGCAGGTTTGTGCGGCTTGTGGCGACAACACACCCGTTTTGATATACAAGTTCAACAACAAAGCGATCAGGGTATGCCTGCCGCTTTACGCGATTAACGAAAATATGGCGCGAGATAACTCTCGGACAGCGGTTATCACTCTTGACGAGTGGTTTGATCTGTTGAAAGAGAGCTTTGACGGCCAACGAGAGGCTGCGTAATGGCTGGCATGGACGATATCGACATATTCGACAACCCATTTCGTGACCCAGTGTACGAAGAGCTTGGTTTTACCTTCGATCCAGACCGAAACCAATACTTTGAGGTGATTCAAGACCCAGAGTATGGCGCTATGCGCCGATACTATTCGCCTAGAGACCGCGAACCTGTCCCAGAGTTAAGTGATGCGCGTATGGCTTTTGACGAACAGCTTCAACGAGAGGACATGGCGCGGTATTTGTCACAAATGGGCGCTTTGGACGGTTTGGTAGGTGGCGCTTCCGATGCAGACATGAGGCGTTTTGGCCGCTCGAAGCCTGAAACGATGAAAAAAATGCGAAACAATAAAAAGCTGAAAGCCATGAAGATGGCTCGCTTGATGAGTGACATTGGCTTAGACACCAACGCCAACAGTGGTGGTGGTGTAAGAAGTTTAGAAATGGACTTGTTTAGGCGCAGCCGATGAGTAGTTTTGATGATATCGACATATTTGGCGCTCCCCCAGTCACTGGCTCAACCCGTGATCGTGATTTAGACCGTCTTGAGCAAATGGTTCGAGGTCGATACATCGATCCGCTTGAGCAGAAGGCCAAAGATATGGTGAAGAGTCAGGTCGCACAGGCGCTGAGCAGTGTGGAAGGGGTCACTGGGGCTGCAATAGCTCAGGTTGTTGCGCTTGCTGACTCCCAAGACCCAAATGACAAGTTGGTTTTCAACCAAATTGTTTCTCAGCTGAATTTGCCAGTAAATATCCGGCGGATGGGCGATGATTACATGGCATCTAAGCGGTTCGAGGGTGCTTTGGGCCGTGATTCGAGCGTTGATGTGATGGCTTATCGGCCAGACGAGGGTGAAACCCAGTACAGTTTGGGTGCTCAGAAGCGTTTTCCCAATCTTTTAGGCAAAGATTCGTCTGCTGAGGTGTCAGCGCGTGTTTCAACGATGGGTGACCCTGAAATTAGGGCTAGATTTGAGAAAAGATTCGCTGACGGCGGTGAGGTTGACATATTTGAAGCCGAAGCGCCGCGCAGAAGTCCAGATGCCTACCGCCGAGACGGTTCTCTAAAGTCCCAAACTGGTTTTTTAGGGCCGATTATCAATAGGCACAGCGGCAAACCGATGACAGAGCTGTCTATTGGCGTTGAGATTGGTGGTCGAGAGGTCGAAATACCTTCTATGGTGCCGACTTTGACCGAAGAAGAGCGTATTTTGCTGCAAAATTTGCGTATTGGCGTTGATCCAGTGCCCAAAAGCATTGCTATCAAGGCTAAGCGTCACGCTATGGAGCGAATTAAGGCTGGCTTGAATCCTTTTTTACCTGCTGAACCACAGAATATGAATCTTGGCGGCTCTGTCAGCACGATGATGGGCAGAACGCCTGAACCTGAGCTTCCAGAGCTTACTCCAGCGCAGCTTGCGAATATCGGAGCGGCTTTTGCCGACCCTTTGGGCATGGTTGACATCACGGGTGAGTACCCTGAGTTTCCCGCAGCGGGTGTTTCTACTGCTGAGATGGTTATGCAGGGGCCAAGATCGCCCAGTTTGATGGAAAATTTGCGCGAAGGCGACTATGGGGCAGCGGCGCTTCAGGGTGTGGGGGTAATTCCCGTCGTTGGAGGCGCTGCGAGGGCCATTCGAGGCATGCTGAAGGGCACAGACCGTCTTGCGAAGGCTCAAAAGGCTGGTTTTGACACCGATACGGTGTATTACCACGGTGCAGATGCCGATATTACCGAGTTTCGTATGCCTAGCCGTGAAACTGGTCAGACCAAGACGGTTGGCACGGGTGTTTTCATGTCTTCGTCGCCTGAAGTGGCTAGTTCTTATGCAAAATCCTTGGATGATGCAGCGGTTTACCCTGTTTACATCAACAAGCAGGAGTTTTTGAAGGTTCGGCCAGCGGAAAAAGGTAACTTTTGGAGCAGAATCCCTACTGACGGCCTTGTCGTGGAGTTTCCAGATGGCACCACAAAGCCTGCTACGGATGTTTTTAAGTTAGAGCCGGGTGAGACTGATACTGACGAGCTTTCTCGGATTGCAAGGTCTCAAGGCCGTAAAGGTCTGATAGTTGAAGGCGTTGTGGACGCAGGAGTCGGTGGTGCTGGTGAGTATCGGTATGCCACGCAATATCTGAGGGACAAAGGCTATGACGTTTCGCTGCCAATCGGCACAACGAAAGAGTCTTTTGACAAAATGAATGCAGTGCCGCCTGAAATCATGAAGGAAGCGCGACTGTATGCCAAAGCGCAGCTTTACAGGCCAGCGGACGTGGTTGTTTCTTTCGACCCCAAAAACATCCGCTCAGTGAACGCTCAGTTCGAGGATCTCGATTCGCCTGAGTTGCTCAAGGCGAAGGGTGGGGCCATAGACATCAACGACATAGATATTTTTGCGAGATAGTTCATGAGCATTAAAAAAGCAATCATCAGGGCGCAGGTCAACGACATTGGCCTGTACAGCAAAGCCGAAGATGTTGCCGAGAAGATGCGGCAAACGAAGGGCCGTGGTGATGATCTAAAACGATATTTCATGAAGCAGGGGGTGAAGGCCGAAGAGCTGGAAGCCCTTGGCTTGAACGATCTATTTCGCCAAGAAAGGGTCACTCAGCAAGAAATTTTGGATCGTATCGACTCAAACCGCATCGAAATGGAAGAAAAAGTCAGCACGGGGCCAGCGGAAGGTTCTTATGACTTTGACTACGACGAAGAAGACATCGATATTGAAGAAGCGTATGGCCCCGATTACCAAAGGGAACGAGCGGAGGAGCTTCTTGATGACATGCTTGACGCTTTTCTGCGTACAGACAACATCGAAGACTACGCAAGAAGATACTCCAATGATCAAGACGAGTTTTTAGAACTTGTAGCTCGGATGGAGCGAGTTATTGATGGCGAAGCGGATTTTGACACGCTGCCTAGAGCAATCCGCAACGACTTGTTAGACGACGCAGAAAACGAAGCCATTGTCGAATACGAGCAAAATCCAATCCGCAGAATCACAGTTCAAGTCACCGATCAAAACGCTGAGACAGAAAACATAGGCGACTTGCCCGGCGCGGCTTTCAGCTATTCGCTCGTCGGCAATGAAGACTTGGGCTTTACCCTAGATGGACGAGAAAGGAACAACGCCCCAGACAACCTTGTTCGACAGATAGATAACGCAAACATTTATGACCCAAACGAAGTGGTCGTGCAGCTTCGAAGTATCGCGGAAGAATACGGCGATATAGAGGGACTTGCTCGGGGCGAGACACGATGGGGCGAGTACACCCTAGACGGTGGCGAGAACTATCAAGAAGCGCGGCTTTCTTTGCCCAGTAAAGGCAAGGAGAGGTTCCGCGAGGGTGTTCACTTCCCTGATGACATCAACAACGTCTTCCACATTCGCACCAAAGACCGTGAAGGGCCGATGGGCGAAAAGATCTTGTATGTGGAAGAGGTGCAGTCTGACTGGGCGCAGCAAGGTCGTAAGCAAGGCTTCAAAAGCCCAGAGGTCGAGAAACAGGCGCAAGAGGCCGCGAGGCAACTGTTAGATGAGACAGGCCCACTTCTGGAAGAGCTGAGACTGAACCCAAGCACACGCGATAGACCAGATGATGGGTTAGGTTTCGCGGCGACGTTGACGGATCTTATAGAAGCCGCAAAGTATGCGCGACTAACTCAAATAAATTTAGGAGATTCCGATCTTGACCCTGCTGAAGTACAAGAGTTTCTACGCGGCAACTCCTTGGGCGCTGCTGGGAATATCAAAACTGCGCTGCAAGGGGCTGAACAAAGGGCAAGACAGGCGGCAAGCAACATACTCGATCAGGAATATCTCGACGGGTTTACGCAAGAGCAAAAGTTAGAGGCGCTTACTAATTTCATCATTCAGCGGAGGCACCCGGTAAACCTCCCCCAGATGGAACTAGACCTCATTAGGCGAAACATTCGGTCTGAAGTCGAGCAAACGCTGGAAGAAAAACCGGGTCGCGTTGATCAGATGATTTTGTCCGAGGCGAGGAAGCGTGGTGAGCTGCCTAAAGACGCTTATAATGATATGGCAGGGCTTCAGTTTGATGGCACCAACCCGAAGTTCGAGGCAGCTCTCACGCAGGCGAAGAAAGAGCAGCGCGATTACTTAGCGGGTATTGGCGTTGACCCGATGCTTTACTCAAAGCTGCAATCTGCGTTGGACAAGGCTGATCCAGAGGGCGCTAAGTTCAAAGCTGAACAAATGCAAAGAGGCAAAGCAGACGCTGGGCCATTCGTATTAGATACCCAGTCTTGGAACAAGTTGGCTATCAAATACATCTTCAAAAAGGCCGCTGAAGAAGGTTATGACGGCGTAAGCTTTGCGCCAGCAGACGCGCACATTGATCGCTGGGGCGACGAAGGCTTGCGGGTTCAATACGATGAAAACATACCAAGGGCCATCGATAAGGTTTTCGGCAAAGCGCCCATTATCCCGTCCAACCGACCAGAAACAATGGAGGTGGATGGTTACGAATCCCAGATTTACCACCTAGACAACCTAACGCGGGACGGCGATAGCATCTTCGAGAGGATGAAAGACCCCAACACCATGTTCGGCTTCGCCCCACTGCCGTTACTTCTCCCGCAAGGTATCGCTGGTTTACAGGGCTTGTCTCCAGAGCAAGCAGAGGAGCAAGAGCGCAAGGTACGCGAGCTTGAGCGCACATTCCCTGACGCCACGCCCAGCGAAAGGGCAGGCATACTCGACGCGCTCAAGGGCGCAGGTGAAGTCGCTTACGAGGGCTTATCTGACATGGTTATCGAGCCATTCATGGGAATGAGCGGCGCTGAAGCTGCGTTTGAGATGGGCGCTACGCCAGAAGAGGCTGAGGCAGCTCGCAGAAGAGCCGCTGCGATGGTGGATTTCGAGACTTCATCACCGACAGGAAAGCGTTACAAAGAGGCTGTAAAAGGCGGCTTGGGCGCTCTAGGCGAGTATTTGATGAGTGAGGGCGAGATGGGTCGCACACGATCAGGTATGCCGCTTGGCGTTAGCCGTGATCCTGTTCAGTTTTTGTTCCAAGAGGGCTTAGTCCCCGCAGCGGAAGCTGTGACTGAGGGTGCTCTGGGCATCATCGGCTTAGACCCAAGAGACACGGCAGAGATGGAGCGAGTTCGACAAGAAGCTGCTAGGCCGTTCATCGAAGCCATACAGCCTATTTAGCCACCTTCACAAACTCCGCAGTCACCTTCACCTCGACTTCTTCGTCTTGGTGAAGGGCTTCGAGTATCACATCTTCAATTAGGTCTTCGAGGACATCGAGATCCACCAGCGTCTTCACGCTAACTTCAGCTATTACTGTCATTTTTCTCATTAATGCCCCGTTCTTGTTTCCATAATCGAATAATGTAATCGGCCTCTGGCCCTGCGTCATGGTGCCTGTCGAGCACATGGCGGTAAAGCTTCATAGCTTTGTCGCTATCGGCTTCCAGCATCATGCGGAATGCTGCGGCGTCTAGCGTCTTGAAATACTTATCCATTGATCTCCTCTAGCTCCGCCAGCCACCACGCCAGATCCCCAGCCTTGAACTCTTCAAAGGCTTGCTCGACCAGCTCTGGCCTGCCAAGGCGCTCAGCCTCGGCATTGATCGCAGCTCGCTGGGTTACCCCGCGCTGCCACACCTTGTGATCGTCGCTGTACTCGAAATACCAGTCGTGTTTTCGCAGCAGCTTAATTAGCTTATCCATCATTCCACCCTCCACACTCGAATCACGCCTTCATCAGCGATAACGCGCTGCGCTGTTTTTTGCCCAGCTTTTTTTGCCTTGCCTATCAAGGCAATAGCTTCAGTCGAGTACGAGGCTCTTCTATCCTTTCCGCTTTTTTTTCTTACAAACTCAAAGGACACGCTGTCGCCTACTTCCCACGATTCGATAATCTTGTTTAGGTGTTGATGCTTGCTGTTTGCTTTGTTGGCCCCGCCCCTCGGCGGTATCGGCACATTCTTATCAATCTGCATCACTCTTCTCCACAAACTTAGCGAGCTTCTGCTCGATACTCGTCCACCGAGCTTTTAGCTCGGCCTCTTCGTCTTTACCGTGGCACCGAAACCAAAAGCAAGTGCCGATCAGCCCGTTGACGCGAGGATCGTCGGAGCTGCTACGCATAAGCGCAGACAGCATCTCGATCTCTTCGTTGGTGAGCTGGACGTACTGGGTTTTAAGTAGGGTCATCACGCCACCTCCTGAACTGGTTCGATGTAAGGGTTGACCAACGTGCGCCGCAGCTCACGGTAGATCGTCTTGAACGCATCGCCGTGCGGTTTATGGAAAGTGCTCCTGAGATAGCGGGTGTACAGCCCGTACTTCATTTGGATGTGGTGTGCTACCTCATGGGCGACCAAGCACTTGAGCAGCAGCTCACGGTCATCGCAGTCGATGATGTTGCCGATCACTGGGTCATCAGCAAACGAGCGGTACTCAGTGAACGAGGTTAAGCCTCGGCGGTATTCACCCATGTCGATGCAGATGTGAGTATCGGAGCCGTAGCTAGACTGACTGCGATACTTAGTCCGCACCTGAAGCCGCTTGAGAGCTTCGGTATACACGACAGGCTTGCCTTGATACTCGACCTCATATTGCTTCTTGCAGATTTCTTTTAAGCACTGCTTGGCAAACTTAACGACGAGCTTGTGCTCGTCTGGTGTCACGTTTGGGCCGCGCTTTGATTTGATTTCGGAACTCATCACGTTCTCCGTTGTTGGTTTCCAACAGCTTACCACATGCCGTGCCCATATGCAAACACCTATACAAAAGAATTTATTCAAATAAAGTGTTGCACATCGACACGGATGCCCTTATTATGCAATTTCACTTACAGGAGAAACGTGATGGAACTCAAAATTTATTTAGACGCTTGGATCGCTCAAGAGGATGACGGAACGGTTGTTCTAAAGCGCGGGTATGACCAATTCGTTCAAGACCTTGAAAAGTTGTTCGAGCTAAATCGAATGCGAACCCTTGATGAAGCAGCTCGCGCTGTCTCAATGCTCAAGGCTCAAGAGGGAGGAGTTTGATATGAGTTATATCGCACAACTTCGCTTTGAACGCATTTATGGCGACACATGGCATAGCTCGGACACCCTGAGTTCTTTTATGCCAATCTTTGCTGCACGAATTGAAGAGAACACTGAATTCTTCAAAGCCTATGCTGACCGCTTGATGCTAGAAAACTTGGAGCGCGGAATCGTAACCGCAGATGAATTGGAAAAATCTGCGAAGCAGCTACAAGATTGGCGCACAAAAAGAGAAGCAGAACTATCTCAAGACTTAGCCAAGGTGGATGCCAGAACTGTTGAATATCAAAAAGTGTTGAAAGCTATCGCTCTCAAGGAGGCGAAGTGATGACCGACAGAGAAATGACCGTTGAAGAGCAATTGCTACACGCCGACTGCCACAAGTTTTCTCGCCTGCATGTCCTGACCGCAGCGGAATCCATGATGCTGCCAGCCTTGTTCCGCAAGGGTGCGTCAGTGACTGAAGAGACGCTTTCTGCGTTTACGAACAAGGCGTTGCAGATCAACGAGCTTGGCGAGTATGTAGCGAACATGGCTCGCAAGCTTGCTGACACCGAAGACGGCAAGAAGCTGTACGCAGATTTTTTGCAGGAGGGCGCAGCGTGAGCGCCCAAACAAAGAAGGTTTTCTACAACCGAGTGCGCCGCACTTGTCTGAAGCACAACATCGACATCGTGTACGATGGAATGCCCAAGGCAGTGTATGGCGTGGAGTTGGTCAAAGACGGTCAGGTGATGTTCGCTGACCGCAGCACCGATAACATGCCGCTGGACATAAACTGGCAACGACTGCATCAAGAGATGGCCGATTACGGTTACAAAGGCGGTGTGAAATGAGCGGCAACCCACTCAAGCAAATCAACAACATCTATGGCTACGTCCGCGTATCCACAGACGAGCAGGTCAAGTCTGGCATCTCGTTGGAGACGCAGAAGCAGCAGATCAGTGAGTTTGTGCGTGAAAAGTACAACCGTGAGGTGACTGAGTTCTTTGCAGACGAAGGCATCTCTGGCACCCATGCGGTGCTAGATCGACCCGCCAGCCGCGATATGACTGACGTGATTGACCGCCATGACGTGGTGATCTGCACTCGGCTTGACCGATTGAGCCGCTCCAGCTCTGATCTTCTTGGTCTGATTCCAGTGCTGCAAGATATCGGTATCACGCTGTACTTCTGCGAGCAGTTTGGAGAGATGCCGATTGTTTACCCAGATGCAGGCAGATCGAAGGGTTTGGACGCTAAATTCGATATGAACTCGATGGCCAACCAGATCATGCTGATGGTTTTATCAGCGGTTGCCGAGATTGAACACGCGACCATCAAGGATCGATTTGCCGCAGGTAAGCTCGATTGGGCCTCACGCGGCTACGCAATCGGCGGATCTGCGCCGTATGGCTTTAGGCACGAAGAGGTCAAGACGGGCAGCAAGACCCGCAAGAAGCTGGTTGAGGTGCCTGAAGAGCAGGTAGTTTTGAAGACAATTTACAAACTGCACAAGCGCGGCTTTGGCCCTCGCAAGATCGCTAAGCAGGTCAACAGTATGCACAACATACCTCCGCTCACGCATTCCAAGGTGCAGCGCATATTGAACCGAAAATTTCAGGGTGTCCCTAACGCGGCATAGGCCGTATTATGTTGTCTTGATTGGAGGTCATTATGACGGCTTTAGACGATATTGAAGAGGCCATCGAGACGATGGAGGCTTCGCTTGCGACAGATTTCATGACGAATGCGGTGCGCGACATCATGCACACGGCGGTGCAGCGCCTGAAAGATGCCAAAGAAAAGCTGACTGACTGATGTCTCAGGAAGGTTGGGGTCGCGGCACATGGGGGCAGGGCGCTTGGGGAACCCCGCTTTCGATTGATGTAACGCCTACGGGACAGCAGGCGACTGCTGGTGTGGGCGCTCTGACGGTTGACGCTGAGGCAAATCTCACCCTTACTGGCCTTGCCATAACATCTGGCGTCGGCGCGGTCACTGTAGATGCTGAAGCAAACGTCACGCCCACAGGTCAGGCAATCACATCAGGCGTTGGCGCTCTTACAGTAGATGCGGAAGCGAATGTTGCGCCCGCTGGCCAAGCGATTACGTCAAGCCTTGGATCGATACAAGTGGTTGCAGGCGCTATCGTGCAGCTCACGGGACAGTCGATCACGTCTGGCCTTGGTGCGCCGACCACCGATGCAGAGGCCAATGTCACGCTCACAGGTCAGGGCGTCGCGTCTGGGCTAGGAACCCCTGCCGCCAGAACGGTAAACAACGTCTTTGTTGACGGCCAGCAGATTAACTCGGCCATTGGTGACGCAACTACGGTTGCAGGCGCAATTGTTCAGCTTACTGGCTTGTCAATGGTTGCAAGTGTCGGTGATATTCTGGTATGGGGCGAGATAGACACCAACCAAGACCCGTCCTACAATCCAGTCAGCACAACACAATCTGCGAGCTACTCGGCTATTGATACCAGCCAGTCCGCAGGATACGAAGAAATTAAAGCTGGCCGTGATGCCGCATAAACAGGTGATTAAATGGTAACTTACGTCAACGACCTCCGCTTGTCCGAATTGGCCACCGGGGAAGGCTCCGGGACATGGGGCACAACCACAAACACCAACCTTGAGTTGATAGGTGAAGCTTTTTCCTTTGGTACGGAGGCTATTACCACTAATGCTGATACGCATACTACTACTATTGCCGATGGCTCTACTGATCCCGGCAGGAGTATGTTTCTCAAATATACTGGCACTCTTGAT